CCGAATATCAATTCGCTGGTGTTGCTGGTACGGCTGTTTAATAAGGAGGGCAGATCATGGCAGCCCCGATGCGCAGTACCGACTTTCGTTCAATCGTTGAGCCTATCCTCAACGAATGCTTCGATGGTGTGTATGACCAACGTACCGATGAGTGGTCGCGTGTTTTCCGCGAGCAACAAGGTATTCCCCGTAACTACCACGAAGAGCCGGTTCTGTACGGCTTTGGCGCGGCTCCGCAGTTGCCTGACGGCACTCCGGTTTCGTACCAGCAGGGTGGTGTTCTGTTCCTGAAGCGCTATGTCTACAACGTGTACGGTCTGGCCTTCGCGCTGACCAAGGTGCTCGTTGAGGACGGCGATCACATCCGTATTGGTCAGGTGTACGCCCGTCACCTTGCCCAGTCGCTGATCGAGACGAAGGAAACGCTGTCGGCCAACGTGCTGAACCGCGCTTTCAATAGCTCGTATCCTGGCGGCGACGGTGTGCAGTTGAACAGCGCTTCTCACCCCATCGTGAGCGGCACGTTCTCCAACCTGCTGACGACTGCAGCTAACCTGTCCCAGACCTCTCTGGAACAGATGCTGATCCAGATCCGTCAGGCTGTGGACAACAACGGCAAGAAGATCCGTCTGGTTCCCCGCCAACTGGTGGTGGCTCCTGGCAACGTCTTCCAAGCTGAAGTGCTGCTGAAGAGCGTGTTGCGTGCTGGCAACGCGAACAACGACATCAACCCCATCAAGTCTATTGGCTTGCTGGACGAGGGTGCCGCTGTTCTGTCGCGTCTGACCAACCCCTCCGCATGGTGGGTGCAGACCGACGCTCCGGAAGGCATGAAGCTGCTGATGCGCCGCAAGCTCGAGAAGACGATGGAAGGTGACTTCGAAACTGACTCGATGCGCTACAAGGCCACCGAGCGTTACGACGTCGGCTTCACCGATCCTCGCGCCATGTACGGCACGCCGGGAGTCTAAATCTCAGAGGGGGCTTCGGCCCCCGCTCTACAGGAGATCGAGATGAGTAATTTCATCATTACTCGGTTCCCGAATGGCGTTACCAATGTTGGTGAGGATTCCCCCCTTGCTGACATGGGTCAACCCGCGGCGACCAAGTTTCATACGTACTTCGAGGATTTTGACTATTACACCGCAGGAAATTGGACGGTAACGGAGACTCAAGCCGGTGCCACCCAAGCTCTTGCGAACGGTGATGGTGGTCTTCTTCTTCTAACCAACACCGCGGCCGATGATGATCTGGTTGCGCTGCAAAAGGTAGGCGAGTCTTTCTTGTTCGCCGCTGGCAAGCGTCTGTTCTTTGAAGCTCGCTTCAAGGTCAGCGATGCCACCCAGTCGGATGTTGTGATGGGTCTTCAGATCACTGATGCAACTCCCTTGGATGTGTCGGATGGCGTGTTCTTCATTAAGGCTGACGGGTCGACTACGGTCAACCTGCTGGTTGAAAAGAACGGGACCGCTACGACGAGCAGCGTAACGACTCTGGCTAACGACACCTTCATTACCCTCGGGTTTGCCTATGACGGTGCGTCAGCGATTGAGTATTCGGTTAACGGCGTAGTGACGGGTTCTTCAGTGACCACGAACCTGCCCGATGACGAAGAACTGACGGTTTCGTTTGCGATCCAGAATGGCGAGGCTGTTGCCAAGACCATGACGATTGACTACGTCTTCGTTGCGAAGGAGCGTTAATCATGGGTCAATTCAAGCCGATGGTGAAGATGACCACCACTGAGCCCTCAGTCGAACTGAAGCTCAAGAGTGGTGGCGCGGTGAAGATGCAGATGGGTGGGGCGCTTGCCGCTACGCCTGCTGCTGGTCCTGCTATGCGTGCTCCGGCTCGCGGTGGGATGATGCCCGCTGGAGCCCCGGGGAAGCCTTCTATGGCGGCTCGTCGTCGTGCGATGAAGGCTATGCCTGCTGGCGCTGCTCCCGCGGCTCCTGTGGGCATGGCTGGTCGCATGATGAAAGATGGTGGCGAGGCTACTAGCCTGAAGGCTCACGCTGGCATGCCTGCGTCCAAGGCCCACAAGGGCTTGAAGACGGGTGGCGTGGTGGATGGGCAAGGCGGCTACAAGGCTGGCGGCATCATCAAGACCATGACCAACAAAACCACCAAGATGGACACTGCAAAGCCTGATCACTCACCGGCCAAGACTGGTGATGTGAAGATGGGCAATGGCGGTGGATACAAAGATGGCGGTATGGCCTGCGCTACTGGTGGCGTGGCGAAGGCAAATGCTGGCGGCTACAAGGAAGGTGGCTCAGCAAAAAAAGCCTACGCCACGGGGGGGCTTGTTGACTCAGGCCGTCCCGTGGCGATGCCTCAAGGAGCGAAGAAGCCTTCGAAGCCTGTAAGCATCAATCAACTGTCAGGCACCTTCAAAAAGGGTGGGGCAGTGATGATGAAAGAGGGCGGCAAGGCTGATGTTCCTCCCAAGGGCGTTGAGGACACGATTCAGACTGCACGAAACGAACGGGCTTACAAGGCCTGGGAGAAGAGTCAGGCTGAAGAGAACAAGGCCATGTCTCAAGGCGTTGGTAGCTTGATCTCGTCAATTCCTCGCAAGCTGAAGGAAGTCTTCTCGCCAGCTAAGGCGGCTAGTGCGCCTGGGGCAGTGACAAAGACTGAAAAGTCTGTAACAGTCACTCCAAAGAAGCGCGGCGGGGCCGTTACCTGCTGAACCAAGTGGGGGCTTCGGCCCCCGCTTTCCTTGAGGATTGGAAAATGGGAACATATTCTTCCGCGACCCGTCAGGGCGCGTATGAGCCGTTTGAGTTGCAAGTGGCGCGAGGCCAAGTTGATGGCCACAAAACCTTGTTCCAATTTGGCATCAATGGTGATGTTGGTACATCTGTTGAAACAGTTTGGGCGCAAGGCGGAACATATGCGTATCCTGCTGCCGCAACTGTTATGAAAATTTCTAGTTCCAGCGCGGATGACGCGGCTGCTGGCACTGGCGCAAGAACAGTTTCAATTGCTGGTCTTGACGCCAACTACAACGAAATTAGCGAAACAGTAATTCTTAACGGCCAGACCGAAGTCAACACTGTTAATAGTTACTTGCGCATTTCTCGTATGTTTGTTGTTACCGCTGGCTCTGGTGCAACTGCTGTAGGCACTATCTACGCAGGAACGGGTACTGTTACCTCTGGTGTGCCTGCAAACATCTTCGGCATGGTTGCTATTGGTGCGAATCAAACCCAGATGGCTTTTTGGACTGTGCCAGCAGGATACACTTTCTACTTGAATGGCGTGTACTACACATCTGCGAACACAAACGCAAATGCATCCACAAATTTTCAGTTGATTCAGAGACCATTGGGTGGTGTATTTAGGCAGCAAAGTTCTTCTCGGGTTTCTGGTAACGGCAGTTTTATTCTTGATTTGCATACGCCCGTTGCTTTTGCTGAAAAAACTGACATTGAACTTAGGGCTGTTGCTTCTACATCCCCATCAAACGTGGCTGCTGAGTTTGAGGGCATCTACATTAAAAACCCGGACTGAGCATGCCAAGCAAGTCACCAGCCCAGCATCGTTTGATGCAAGCGGCCGCCCACACTAAGGGCGGCTTTGGTGGTGTGCCACAAAAGGTCGGGAAAGAATTTGTCAAGGCCGACAAAGAAATGAAGGATGGCGGCGTAGTCCAGTCTTTGAAAAAAGCTGGGTTCTATGAGCCGTCCAAAAGCAAAGCTCAACGATTGGAAATCATCAACGATGTGACGACTAAGCCTCAACGGCTGGGCATGGTTGAGAAGATGTTTTCTGAGAAAAAAATGAAGAGCGGAGGGGTATCCCTTGCAGTGGGCCGAGGCGAGAAGATGCCTGTGGAGCGCGGCGCTGGGCTGACCCAGAAGGGTCGAGAGAAGTACAACCGAGAGACAGGAAGCAACCTCAAAGCGCCTCAGCCTGAAGGGGGTTCCCGTAGAGACTCGTTCTGCGCGAGAATGGGCTCTATCGCTGAAAAGAGCGAGAAGGGAAGCCGATCAAGGGCTTCGATGAAGCGTTGGAACTGTCCGGGGTGGTGATGAAGCAAGAATTGTCAGATTCCACCAAGCATGTAGTCGATGCTCTATCCATCGCTACAGTTTTGGGGACGCTTATGGAATTCCTACCTGCCATCGCAGCTTTGTTTACGATTGTTTGGACTGGAATCCGTATTTGGGAGACAGATACGGTCAAGCGTCTCTTTGGAAGAGAGTAAACGATGGCTTACTCGGGAACTGTTGGTGAGACGGTCATCTCTGTCCAGACGCTGATTGATCACGGTGCCCGTAGGTGCGGGAAGCTGGCAGAAGAACTGACTTCTGAGCAGGTTCTGTCTGCCAGGGAGTCTCTTTTCTATCTTCTGTCTAGCCTGATCAACATCGGCATTCAGTATTGGGCGATTGACAAGACTGTGATCGGTCTGCAGGCCAACAAGTACATCTACGACCTCCCGCTGGGCGCAAATGATGCGTTAAACGTGCTGTACAGGAGGATGAATCGTCCTTCTGGTAGTTACGCAACGAGCGCTGGAGGCACTGTTGCAAATGCCTTTGACAGCAACATAGACACGATCTTTACGCAGTCTTCCCCTAACGGGAACGTGTCTATCAACTACGGCACGACAGATCCTGTGTACATCGGCTCTATTGGGGTCATGCCTGCCTCAACGGGGACGACCAATGTTGTCTTTGAGTATTCAAGCGACAACATAACGTGGAACACACTGTACAACCCTGGCCCTGCTTCGTGGGTAGATGGTCAATGGTTGTGGTATGACGTTGATCCTGGGCAGAGTGTTCCGTACTACAGAATGCGTGCCACTGGCGGCAGCACGATCAGTGTGCGTGAGTTGTACTTGGGCAACAACTCGACAGAGATCACGATGGCGCGGTTGAATCGTGACGACTACACCAATCTGCCGAACAAGAACTTTACGGCCAATCAGCCGTTCCAGTTCTGGATGGACCGCACGATCCCGGTGCCGAAGCTGTACCTGTGGCCGGTTCCTTCTGACCCATTCGTACAGATGACTGTCTGGTACTCCCGGCAGATCATGGATG